GGAATTATTTTTATTGTGTTTTTACATTTAATAGGTATATCTGTATCTGAATTTCATAAAAGTTCAAATGAAAGTGAGATTTTATGGAGGGATGAATGATATTTTGGATCGGTTTTACCCTCATGGTCTTAAATGAGGGTTTTGTCATGATGAGACATATATCTCCTTTCTTTGATAAATTAAGAAAGAAGGTAATTAAGAAATTAGGAGAAAACGTGTGGTATCGTCTCCATGGCACTTTGGACTACACATGGATAGGACTCGTCACACTAGGATTGATAGTCAACTCTAATAGAGTTGTACATTTGAGTATATTGCTTATATTCTGGTTTGCGTCGTTTTGTATATTTTATCTACCACGTTATATTAGTAACCACCGTAACCGCCACCACCAGAAGAACTAGATCCACCAGAGGAACTAGATCCAGAACTGGAACTACTAGAACTAGAACTAGATGACGATGTATCGTTACTTGTCTGTGACGAAGTAGATGAAGCATCTGTGGTTCCTGCGACTACACCTGATGAATTTACGTCAGTAGATGTAATAGTTGTAGTTTGAGTAGCACCACTTTCAGTTGTAGTAGTGGTAACTGTCTTATTTACTAATTCAATAGCAGAGGCGAAATCAATAGATGGTGTTAAACCGTATTCTGTTGTATATTCGTCTTTTTGTGTTATAAAGACCTCTTTGATGATATTAGGAGTTACCTTAATATCGGATTCTGGGTCTAATTCTTCATTTGGAGCATATTTCATCAAACTCTCAAATTCATCAACAAAGTCTTCAACGTATTCTGGACGTAATAACCAAATATTCGATTTTGAGTCATTTATGCTTTTTTCGTACTCATAGTTAGAAACTGGATATGTGGTATTTGTCACAGTTGTGCCATCTGACCTAATATATCCCCAATTCTCATTTACTTGGATTCCTGCCTTGACAAGCACTTTTCCTGTATCTAAGTCTTTTATCTCATTCGTCTCATAATGATGTACACCAGTTGAGAACCTATATTTGTCTTTTACATAATCTTGGAGTTCCTGCTCGGACAAGGGCCAATCGTCATATACATTAATTATGTTGTTGCATAGTAACACAACCCAATCGTATAGTGAGTCTCCATATACGTTACTTGCAATAAGATCTGGTCTTTCGTTATTAGCGATAGAATATTGTTGAAATCCAAGAATACTCTCCTGCATTTCTTCAATAAGAGTACATTTTCTGAATATGTTTCTTGCAATAACAGATGGTTCTACATTATTTTGTCTAAATGTAGACGTTCTGACTGCGACTCTTGGTAGATAACTGAAATATCCCATTATATTGTTCTCCTACGTTTATTAATTGTTGTAGTAGTTGATCTATCCACTTGTAACCTTCCTTTTGGATTAGATGGCATACCTTGACCTGATGTACCTAAATTAAACTTACCAGTTTTAGTACCAAGGTTAGCAGTTGGATCTCTATCTTGACCTGTAAGCATATTACGAGTTACAAATGCAGTCTCGTCGAATGATAGTGATAATCTATATGATGCAGGACCATAATCTTCCAATGTTCCATTTTCTAGTTCATTGAATCCTTGTCTAAGTGATGTATTCTGACCTGATGGTGTCAAGTCAACATTCATACTTGTTAGTACTAAATTTGTAGGGAATCTTAGTAATGCTGATAGTGAAGCGGGTTTGTTAAGACCTTCTCCTTGAATTTCTGCACCAAAACCCCTAGGTGTATATCTTACTATCTCACATCCAAAGAATCTAGGGATAGTTAACCAACGAGCATTGATACCGTTAGTATCTGGTAACATACTCTCACGCATACAACTTATTATCTCTTGTATCTCTATTGCTTCTTTTGGATTACGAGGTGACATATCAAAGTCAAAAGAATGACTACGGTAGTTTACTCCTTTAAATACAGTTTCTTCATAAGGGTTAAATACTCTTCCTTTTGCAAGTGCAGAAATTTGGTTCTTTGATATATTACCTTCTAGTCCTACTGTCTGAGTTGCATTATTAAATATACCCGCCATCGCACTAAATGCTATCTCTGATTTACCACTATCTGCTGCATCTGCTAACCTAGATGCCAATTCATCATTAGTATTACCTTGCTGAACTGCATCAATACCAGCAGCACCAAATGCACCTAATGCTGCTTTTTCGTAGTTCACACCATATTGTTCTTTTAACTGATGTGGTAAATATAGATAAATTGTTTTAAATATGCTATTCTTTTGAGTAGTATCGTTCCCTATTTGCTTTGCACCTGGTCCTCCGCCCAATGGTCCGTCTACATAGTTATAGGGGTTCGCACCTGATTCTGGATCATAAACAGTAAATTTAAGGTAATCTATTGCCTTAGTACTGAATTGTGACTCTGGATTTATACTTTCATCCCCTGCACTCGGTCCTCTCGGACTGGTCATGGGGTACATTAATCGTGTTTTTGCTGACATGGCATATTCTGGACGTTATAGACCTACTAACAAAAATAAATACAAGGGAGATCCTACCGCTATTATTTATAGGAGTTTATGGGAAAGAAAGTTCATGGTCTGGTGCGACAAGAATGAAAACATCTTGGAATGGGGTTCAGAAGAGATTATTATACCTTACATCAGTCCTATTGATGGGAGGGTGCATCGTTATTTCCCAGATTTTTATGTCAGAGCGAGGACTAAAACTGGGGGGACACAGAAGTTTATTATTGAGGTCAAACCTAATAAGCAGACGACACCTCCCAAGCAACAACGCAGACGTACAAAGAAGTATATAACTGAAATCAAGACATATGCTGTGAATGAAGCAAAGTGGAAAGCAGCAGTAGAATACTGCAAAGACAGACGTATGACTTTTAAGATACTTACAGAACACGAGTTACAGGTATGAGTGTATTCTCAGACATCAAAGACGCAACACAAGGTAAAGCAAAGTCAAAGGACTGGTACAGAGGAGAGTTATTTGGTGCATTAGACCCAGGTGAGGTCAAGGTAGGTGATTGCATATATTACAGTTATAGTGCTGCTACTGAGTCGTTACCGTTCTTTGATACATTTCCAATGACTCTTGTTGTTGACATTGATCCTATAAACGGACAATTTTCTGGTGGTAACTTACATTATCTACGTCCAGCAGCACGTCAAAGCATTGCAAAAACATGGGGTAGTGGTTCTATATCATATCCTATGCGTTGCCATCATAAATACTTTATAGGTAGGGCATCTAATATACGATTAGTCCCTCCTGTTGATCTTCGAGATTTCGTTCCACTACCCTCTGAACAGTTTGTTAGAGAACTTGGTGGTGTACGAATAGAGATACCTAGTAGTTTTATTTGGAGTAGGTTGTAGTGGACCCAAATAGTTTTAAAGAATTTAAGTCAATAATAGGTAGGTCAGCGGGTGCTATGCCCATGACCAGTAACCTGTATCAGGTTATTTTGAGTGCACCTCCTATCTTTGAATCAAATATTTACGATCCAGTAAAGGTAATAGAAGCAACAAGAACTGTTGATTACTATGCTAACAGTATTACACTACCTAGTAGAGCAGTAACAACTGGTGAATTGAATAATATAGGACAGATAAGAAGATTTGCAACAGGACAGACTGCATCAGAGATTAATATACAATTTATAGTTACAAAAGACCAGAGACACAGATATTTCTTTGAACAATGGTTGAATCATACAGCATCAGACTCAGATAACACAGTAGCATTCTATGATGACTATGTTATAGACATGGAGATCTTGAAGTTTGAAAATGGACCAGAAGGACATCAACAGACTGCTGCATATAAGTTATATGGTGCATTTCCATTCAATGTAGGTCAATTACAACTTGATAACGAACAAACAAACCTAGTACAGTTAGATGTTGCATTTTATTTCGAGAGATATAGGATGGATCAGACCATGCCACAGACATTAAGGGCAAAACCTCAGATATTGAGACCAAAAGACCTATATACTGACACAAGCATACCGAAGTTCCTCGATACTTTCATCGGAGACTTCCCTTCTCTTGGCGGAGATAGGTTAGTGTAAGTGCTATAAATACAAATGATATTATAAATTCATCATGCCATTACCAAAACTTGTAGTGCCTGAGTATGACTGTAAATTACCAGTCACAGGGAAAAAGGTCAACTTTCGACCATTTCTCGTAAAAGAAGAGAAACTACTGTATCTCGCAATGGAGACACAGAAAGAGAAAGAAATGATCAAGGCAGTCAAGAATATATTAAAATCTTGTACTGATTTGAAGAGTGTAGATAGTCTACCAACATTTGAACTTGAATACTTGTTCTTACAGATTAGATCCAAAGCGGTTGGAGAAGAGAGTGAGTTCAAGATAGTATGTGAAGATGATGGTAAGACAGAGGTAGAGGTTACACTTGACTTAAACGAAGTTCAAGTAGACATACCAAAAGGTCATAAGACTATCATACCATTGAGTGACGACATCAAATTACAGATGAAATATCCAGCATTGGATGCATTCGTTGACCGTAATATGGTGGATAATCCAGATGTTGAAGACGTATTTGCTCTTGCAGCAGAGTGTATTGACAAAGTATATGATGGAGACGAGATCTATGATTCTTTCACAGCGAAAGAAGCAAAGGACTTTATAGGTGACATGAATAATGCACAGTTTACTAAGATCCAGAACTTCTTTGAGACTATGCCGAAATTAACTCATACATTGAAGGTAGAAAATCCCAACACCAAAGTTGTTAATGAAGTGGTATTGGAGGGACTTGCTGCTTTTTTCGGATAGCATTAATGCATGACAGTCTTATGAATCACTATAAGACTAACTTCGCATTAATGCAGCATCACAAGTATAGTTTGACGGAGTTAAACGATATGATTCCATGGGAACGTGATGTCTATGTAAACCTATTAATAGGACACTTGAAGGAAGAGGAAGAGCGAATTAAGAGACAACAGAACAAGAATAGGACTTCTATCTAGTGGCAGCAACCCTAAGAGAATATATTAGCGTCAAACCGCCTAGTGGTAATTCGGCACAGGTCAAAGCGATGCGTCCTCTTTTGGTCAGTCAGAATAGACTAGGTGGAGCAGTTTCATATTTTGGTTCAATAGTCATGGATCTCAGGGAGATCATGATGGTTCATGCAGATGCTGCTGTTGCATTTGCACAAGAAGAAGATAAATTATTGGACGATGAACATAAGCATCGTTCTGATATGATTAAACCCCTAACTCCTATCACTCCATTGGTAGATAAAGGAAGAAAGAATGATAAGGCAGCAGAAAATGCACAAGAAGAAGATGATGATGATGAAAAGGATGGTAAGAAAGTAGGTGAACAGATAGCATCGAAAGAAGGGAAAAAGATGAAATGGTGGGAGAAACTTCTAAAAAGTTTCGCACCTATTGTCAATTTTATTAGTAAAGCATTTACAGCATTTGTAGCATATAAAGCATTTGAGTGGTTGGGTAATCCTGATAACCAAAAGAATGCACAGACAGTATTAAAGGCAATAAGTGGTATAGTAGGTGCTGCTGCAAAGATTGCTGGTTTTGGTATCTTTCAAATTATGGAAGGTGTTACCAGAGTATTCGGTGTCAACCCAGATAGTAAAGGTATAGGCAAAGTATTTGATAAGTTGTTTGGTGTCTTACAGATATTTGGTGGATTAGGGTCACTATGGGCAGCATCAAGATTATTAATGCCATGGAAACTTGTAGGTGACTATAAGAAGATGAAGAAACT